CAGGCGGCGCTGGTGTTGACAACCAATGGACGTGCTCAGGCATTACTGACCCAAACACAGGATCAGCGACAGGCACGGGCTACGTGTACAACCGGCTGACGACGGCGTTCTCCAGTTGCACCAAGGCATCGCAGCCAGTCTGCACTACGGCGGCGCATCCATTTTTGAACGGCTACCAGTACGCCCTGACCTCGATCACGGCGAGCACTGATACGGCGCTGGTCTCCGGTTCGGCGCACCAATACATCGACGACGACAATTACCTAAGCACCTACTGGGTCCAAGGGACTACGGGCGGCTGCGATGGATTCTATGAGGGCAATGCAGGCGCGAGCGGAACGATCGTATTCGAGGAAGACGTCACCGGCGATTGTACGGGCGGCACGATCGAACAGGTGATGCCGGTTTGGGTTCACGGACTCCAAAACGCGGCGATTGGCGAAGCGATGTCCTGTCTGGTCAGCTTCGAGAGCACGACGACGGTCAAGCTACTCAAGTGCATCCAAGAGAGCTCATCGTTTACGCCTGACTTTACGTCAGACGTGGGGACGATCTCGGGTTACTTCGCAAACGATCCATGGGATGTTGGGCCGGTTATCCAACTAAACGGCGCAAGCGACATCGTCTTCGATCGTGTGTTCTTTGACTGCGGCGGCGGACTTGGCGATCCGTGGCGATGTGGCACGATCATCACAGCAGGCGCATCCAGCAGGCCGTCTGACATCCTAATCACTGGTAGCGTGGCGCGTGGCTTCAAGTGGCGTCCGATCAATCCGCATACCGGTAAAGCGCACGCGGACGAGCGGTTCAACATGATCTCGCTCATGCAGTTCATCGTTACAAATACCGGCACCGATGGCGTCAAGGTCCACAACTCAACACTGTACACCGATGGCTATGCGTACTTTCACGCATCGGCTGGCCCAGGCCACGACGTAACGAAGAACATGGAGTGGTCGGGGTTCCGCTATCGTACACCGGATTGGATGAACGCAGATACTGCAGCGGCAGGTGGACGCACTGGGATTCATCGCCAAGCGTTTGAGTTCAAGATCGGTGGGCGCTATCTGTCGTTTGATGGAATGTCGTTCGAGGGCGTTGTGTCGAATGGCACAGCCGCTCCATATGCGATTCTTTGCCAGGGTTTGCCAGACGGTAATGTCACGACCTACTACTACGGGTGTTCTGATATCGACATCCAGAACAGCTACTTCGGCAGTGGGTTTGCGATCTCTATGGGCGCACATGGACTGCTGAGTATGGGCAGCGCGGCTAATCCGCTCTATGGTGCGAATGAGCGCATTAAGGTCAACAACAATCTGTTCAACCCCGTTGAGTTGCGCACAGATCCGTCTGGCGAATACTTGCAGGTGAACGGGAAGATCGGCACGCTATACCCTAATGCGTTACTGTTCACGAACCTGAGCGAGTTTCAGTTCACTAACAACACGACAATGCCCACGCGCAGTTCCTCTGGGTTTGCGCCATATGCTCAGATCCAGAACGCGCATACCTCAAGTGTCAAGTGGGACGGCAATTTGCACTGGTCGGCCCATGGCAGCAGTGATGCCTACGATCGGCTGCGGTGCAATCCTGGCGGGTCGGTATGGGCGACTTGCGTGGAAGATGTCTTCAAGCGCGACGGCGCATTCTCATCTTACGCCGACTTCAGCGACAACCTTGTAGTCGCCGCAGGCCAAACGGCGCTCGACTTCGACTTTGACGCTACTAATTCGGTTTGCACGACCATCGAAGGATACTGGGAAGACGGCGACGGCTATGAAACGAACTTCCCGCTCCAGGCTTGTACCGATAGCCAAAGCGCCAACACGCGATTCGATGCCGTGACAACGGCCGGCACGATGAAGCCGACTGTGGCCTATGGCGCGACTATCGACAACATCCTAGACTCGCAAGGTCGCATTCGAGACGTAGTCCACTACAGTTCGAACAGCGCCGTTCGTGTCACCTACACCGCGCCGAATACCGGATCGTGTATACTAAGCTATGGCGTATCTCCTGTGAACTTTAACACCGATACTGATATCTCGGCATTAAGTGCGTCTAGCGGATCTAAGGCCAGAACAGAAACTATAACAGGTCTGAGCGGAAGTACTGTATATGATTACAAGATTTCGTGTGCGGATGGTGGTTCTGTACTAGGTAGGCTCACTACTCAATAATATGGCTGTTAAGTCGCAACAACTTGAACCTACTATCCTTAGTCTGGATCAGTGGGAAAAAGTCAGAGAGAACACACCTGAAGGCACTAAACCTCTGTGGGTGCCTAATCCTTGCTATAAGTGTTCTGACTTATATAAGAAGGAAGCTGACGGTATTGATCCTGAAACTGGGAAAACATGTGATGCGTGCGGTGGGTCTAAGTATGGCCCGCAGTACAAAGCATACTTAGCTGACGAAGATGAGATCCTCCTTGGGGGCGCTCGCGGAGGAGCCAAAGCACAAAGTCTAGACTCTAAAGTACTTACACCTTTTGGGTGGAAGCGTATGGGTAATATTCACGTAGGAGATTCTGTAGTAGATCCTACTACTGGCGGATCTTCGACTGTACTGGCCGTACACCCACAGGGCGAAAAGGTTCTTTATCGTATAACATGTGATGATGGCGCTACTACACTGTGTTGTGCAGATCACTTATGGAGTTTTCGTTTATCTAATAGAAAACGTCCTGGAACTAAGAAGTCATCTCAACGAGAATATGCAGCTTCTGTCCTAGGTAGTGAAGTTATTCAAACACGCTGGACAACATTACGTACAGATAATACTTTAGCTGTTAAACAGTATTTAGATGAGGGTCTAGGAGTTCGTATCCCATTAGCAGAGCCTACTCTGTATACAGTTAATGATCGTAGTTACGCAGGATCAGCAGATCCCTATATAGTTGGCTTGTACTTAGGAGATGGCAACCATAAAGGATTATCTATCACATGTTTCGATGGACAAAATGCAAAGTTCTTACAAGAGCATGGGTTTGAACTAAGACACGCTGGACATTATTACCCAAACAAAGAAATACGTAAAACATATGATACTTGGATGCGTAACCATAATTTACGTGAGTGCAGATCATGGGAAAAGTTTATACCTTCTTACATACAGACAACTAACTTAGAATACAAATTATCTGTATTACAGGGTTTAATGGACTCTGACGGTACAGTAGACGAACGCGGACGTTGTTATTTTACTAGTACTAGTTTTCAATTAGCTAAAGATGTACAAGAACTAGTACGTTCTATAGGCGGTAAATGTAGACTTAAGAAAGCTAAAGCAGGGTATAAGAATAAAGACGGAGATTACGTACTTTGCAAGGCAGCATATAAACTGAGAATCTGGTTAAGGAAAACTAGTGCTCTCTTTAGATTAAATAGAAAGAAAGAAAGATGTACTGACTCTTGGAATGGTGGTCATGAGTTGACCAGAGAAATTGTATCTATTGAAGAAGTAGGAGCAATGCCTGCTCAGTGTATTACTGTATCTAGTCCTCACGGATTATATGTTACAGATGATTTCATTGTTACGCATAACTCGAACCTTGCTATTATTTTCCTATTGAAAGGTAATCCCCATCTACCTCAGACAGACAAAGTAAACCAGTCTTATCTCTTTAGCCCTCACTATAGAGCCCTCATTCTGCGTAGAAATTCTAAGGATCTGGCTGCTTTTATCTCAGAAGCTAGTACATACTTTAAATATTTTGGCGGCGAGTTTAAGTATGGCGAGGGTTGTTTTAGATTTCCGTCTGGCGCTGTAATCTGGACAGGGCACCTTGACAGCGATGAAGCATACGAGAAGTATCTTGGTATGCCGGAACTACATCGCCTCGTAATAGAAGAGCTTACACTAATACCTAATGAAGAACTCTTCATGAAGGTACTAACATCTGTTCGTTCTACTAAAGAAGGTCTTAATACGCAAATCCTTGCTACCACTAATCCTATTGGACCAGGCTTATCATGGGTTAAAAGTAGATATGTTAAAGGGTTTCATAAAGATGGTACGCCATGGAAACCTGAAGATCGTATTACGTTCGAGTATAAGAACCCTTATACAGACGACATAATGACTCGTACTCGTAAATTCATTCCGGCTTTAGTACGTGATAATCCCTTCTTAATGAAGGATACGAACTATATCGCCACACTAATGCAACTGCCCGAGAAGCAAAGGATGGCGCTCTTGCATGGTTCGTGGGATGTACTAGAGGGTGCGTATTTCTCTATCTATAGAGACCCGGATCAGATGGAGCTACCTCTAGCCGGGGAGCCAGACAATGCCTGCCACGTCATATCTAAAAAGCATGGCGGCATTTACCCAGATATTCAACCTTGGTGGCCTAGAGCTATCGGGGGTGACTGGGGTTTCTCGCACGAGACGGCATACTACTGGGGTACAGTAGATCCAGATACACAGCGGCGCTATGTCTATGACGAGTATGTAGTTTCTAATATGTCTGCTGAGCAAGTAGGAATCGAAATTGCTAAACGGTCTATTGAAACTCTTAATGAGATTCCAGGGCACAAGCTAACTATGTATTTCTCGCCAGACGCCTTCCAGAAACGGTCTGATGACTTCGGTATGGCTTCGTTTGCTCAGCTAGTTGGGTATGGTATGAGTCAGATCTTGGGGGGCGGAAACATTGGCATACCAGATCTTGCGCCTATGACTGCTCACGAAATCTATACTAATAAATTCCGTGATAAGTGGGGAGAGTACGCACAAGAGTTGCATCTTAGAAAGCAGACAGGCATTGAAATAAAGCGAGCTATTAACAATCGTGTCTTCGGCTGGCACTATATTCTATCTATGATGCGGTGGGAAGAGGATGATCTATATACTGGAGAATACAACCAGAAGACTTATGACGATCTCTTTAAGCAATTTGGTAAACAGGCTGCTGACTCCTATAAAGAATCCTTCATGAAGATGACAGTAGTTCGGCCACAATTACAGATATACGATAAGTGTGAAAGATTGCGGCAAGCTATACCTAATGCTATGCACGATGAGAAGAACCAAGAAGATCTAAGTAAGGTCCACTTTAGGGGTATGGACTCTCTTGATGCGTTCCGCTATCTCATTACAGGTCTACAAGATACGCAGGTTGACCCAGGGATGGAAGTCAAGACTCAGAAATATATGCGAGAGTTTACTGACATGAATCCTAATGCTGATATTAATGATTTAATTGCAGCTCGCGCTCACTTTACTTATGAAAATGATCCTACACACGGTCAAGTGTATGGTAAGATTGGTAGTAGAGCTAGTGCTAGGAGGAATAAATGGGTAAATTAGCAAGTATTGTATTAGGATTCTTCCCGTCGATCCAGCAAGAATTGATTGACGGACAGGTGAACAAAGTATTGTGCCGTGAATATCATGATGAGATTTTACGACTAAGGAATAAATTGGATAGAGTATCGCAGCAATCAGTAAATGAACTGATCCCAGATCCTCTGCTGTGGAATTCACCAGGCATTAGTACAGAAGGACTTAATAATTCCACTTCTGATGCTTGGCAGACTGAAGACTTACGTAAGACTAAGCGGCAACAGTGTAAAGATCTAGAGGACATGTATATAAAGCAACTAAAGACCGAAGACACTACTGCTGCCGATATGGAAAGTTTCTATGGATAATCGACAAATACCAGACGCACTAAAGCAAGCTCTTAAAACTCTTGTCGATGACCACTGTGGTATTGGCAGTGTAGATCAGAACGCCCAGAAGCTCGATCAATATTACGAGATTAGGCGTAACGAACTCTACTATCAAGGAGAGCAGTATCTTGTTAAGAAAGCTACTACCGGAGGTACTGAGTATGTTCCTCTTCGTATTGCCACTGACGGATCTCCCAATAGTAGTGTTGCTGCTAGTAGTGATGAATATGTAGTTAATATCTATAAGGGGGATGTTCGTAAGTTTGTAGCTGTTCTTGGCCAGAAAGCTCCTACTGTTAATGCTGCGGCTGCTTCCGCCCTAAACGATGAACATATCTCTAGAGCAGATATGGCGGACAATATCATCCGTCACATGTATCACGCCTGGGATGTCCCTAAGAAACAATTAGAAATTGCCTACAGCTTGGCAGTAAAATCTACTGCATTCATTTATACTCCGTGGGTCGTTAGTAAGGAGCGGTACGGCTCTACTAATATCCCTAAGTTTGAAGAGGCTGAGCCTACTGTCATTCCTGCTATGAGTATTTGCTATGACTGCGATAGCGAATATGAAGGTGTGAATGAGTGTCCTACGTGCCTTGGCAATAATACCGAAGTATTAAATGACGAGCAACTAATAGAGAATGATCCTATTCAAGTAGGCGAAGAGAATTATGAGAATGGGTCTGTGGAATGTCATATACTCTCCGGCCTAGAAGTCTCCACGCCCTTCGATGTTAAGTGCTTAGCTGAAACTCCTTGGCTAATGTATGAGCGTGAATACAATAGAGCTTCAGTACTAGCAGCCTACCCCGAACACGCTGAAACTATTAAGAGTGCCGGTACTATGGATCGGTATGAAGGAACGTCATACAGAGCGGCTAGCGGCTCCTACAACAAAATCTATACGAACCATGATCGTACTAATATGGTCAGTGTCCGCATTGTGTGGATCAGGCCCTCCCAATACAACTGGTTACCTGACGATCTAAAAGCAGGTACTGTTGTACCAGATGAAGGGACTGAAGAATCATCTATTAACGCTCTTCGCAGACTATATCCTTCTGGCGCTAAGATTACGATTATTGGCGATACAGTTATAAAGTGCGAAGATGAATGCTTAGATGATGTCTGGGCTGAGATTCCCCCCGAATCTTCGTCAACCATGTGGCCTAAGCCTTACATGGATGATATGATTGATTGCCAAAATAGAGTAAATGATCTTTATGAAATCGTACAAGAGTCTATGGAAAGATCATTACCTATTACGGTAGCTGATCCTAAAATTATTAGACCCGACAAGATTAAAAAGTTACAAGGTTCTTATGGCAATATCATCTGGTCCGAGCCTTCACCACTAGGTGATTTTAGTAAGCATTTTTATCAGATGCGAACTACTGATGTCAGACCTGAAATGTTAGAGGTCGGCAATGTAGTTCACCATTCTTACCGCGAAGTTACAGGTATCTTGCCTGAGATCTTTGGTGGCGGTACTAAGCACCAAACATTTGGCGAAGCTCAGATGGACCGCAACCAGGCGCTTATGGCACTAGGAGTACCATGGTACTTTATGCGTCGAGGCTGGGAAAAGGCTTTCTATAATGGTGTGAAACAAGTTGCTAAGAATGCTGTTGGTGGAAAGTTCTTCATAGAGAAAAGCAAGGACTACTACGGTGAAGGCGTAACCCTGCCTGTAGATGTCAATACACTACTAGAAGGTGGATGGAAAGTATCCTCGGATGAGTCGATGCCTCTAACCACAGATCAAGTTAGAGTGTGGATGGAGTCTCTACTCCAGAACTCCCCAGAAGTAGCTACACGCTTAGGTATGTTCCACCCAGAGAATCTACCTCGTATGAGTGATATTCTAGGAATTGCCGGTGGTTGGGTGATTCCGGAAGATAGAGACAGACGCGCAGTAATGGATGCGATTAATAAGTTAAAGACTGAGCAGGCTATAACTCAAGAAGACGACATGGGTAATGTCATTGAAATGTCTTCAGAACCTTTTGATCCGTTCTTACATGATCCGTTTTTTGCTTCACAGGTTATAAAGACTTGGTTAACTTCGGAAGAAGGTAATCAATTAAGGGAGGAGAATCCCGCTGCTTGGCAGAATGTCTATCTATATGGACAACAAGCATTTAGTGCGGCCCAACCTCCTGTTCAGGAACCGGATGGTTCCATGCCCCCAGAAGAACCAGGAATGGTCTAAGAGGAATAAATGCAAGAAGAAGCAGTACGAGAACAGTTAAGTATTACGGAAGAACTGAATAACTTATCATTAGAAGATCCTACTCCCGAAACTACGACGGAGGAATCTACTCCTGTCACTGGCACGCCAGATGTCAGTACGACAGAAACACCTACTGAGCCTCAAGAAGATTCTATTGAATCACTTAACGAGACTGAAGTACAGATTGAGGAAGATGATCTCGATAAGATTGATCCTGAAGAATTTGACTTTGATGCGGATGAACAGGAAGATCCAATCAAACCTGTTGAAAAGACAACAGAAGACGGCGAAGAATCTAAAACAGACGAAGAGATACTTGCCGAATACAAAGATATTACCGCAGAGGAACTAACTAAAGATCCTCAGCTAGCGGATAGAATCCGTGGCGCGTTCATGGCTACGTCTCGTGGTCGCAAGATCTTCGAGTCGTACAGGACACTTAGAGACTTAGAGAAAGCTCCTGAAGAGGGAGGCATTGGATTCCGACCCGATAAGGAAACTATTGTACGGGATCACCAACTCGCGGCTGGACATGAGAACTTACTAAGAGATTTAGAAGGTCTTAGCGATGATGATGAAATTGCAGACAATGTTCTCCAGTTCATAACTGGTGGCACTGATCGTATTAAGAATGAGTCATCAGCTGTATTAGTAAATAAGCTGCCGTACTTTCTGGCGCGTAATAGACCCGAACTATTAGTAGGATTAGAAACTCAGATCCTAGAGGCTAATGCACGCAGGTTCGAGGAAATGGCCAAAGGCCAGAGTAATCAGAAAGTTACAAAGTATTACAGCAACTTAGCTATAGCTATTAGACGGGAACTCGGGAATGATCCTGGTCCTACTAATATGGCTCCTACTAGCGGAGCTACAGAGACTGCCAATAATATACCTCCTAATGTAGCTCAGGAACTAGAGCAGCTACGACAGGAAAAACAGAAATGGGCACAACAACAGTCTAAAGCTAATGACGAAAGACTAAATTCGTACTATAATGAGTTTATGGATGAGGCCAATGGAGTAGTATCTGGCCTGTTCGAAAAGATGTTTGTGGATTTAAAGGAACCGAATGGTGTCTTAAAACCGTATAAGGACAGGATTGTTGCTGACACGGTTGGAAAGGTACTTAGTAATGAGACCTTTAGAGCCAGATTAGAAAGATCTATTGACGATGCCTTTAAGTCTGGTTCAGTCCAGCAAAGAAAGCAGGCATTGCAGGATCTTAGACGTAACGTAATCCCTTATGTACGTCAGGTTGCAACTAATGTACGTGAAGACCTGAAATCCATGAGGCCAAAGCGACAGAGTGCTGTTGAAAAAGCAGACGCTGATCGCACGAAATTAACCCAACAAGCTGATAATAAAGCCCCGGATGGCGGCGGTGTTGCTGCTCCAAGTGGAACGAACTCAGGTATTGAGCAATTCGATCCAACAAAAGAGACATACCAGCAATTCTTAAATAGGCAGCTAGCTATTTAATATAAGGAGAAACTTTCATGAGCGATGTACTAGATTATTTATCGGCTCAAATTGAAAGGGTTCGCACTAAGCTGGTCCCTCTTTTTGAGTCGTCGTCACAGGTAGCTGGTCTTGTAAAGGACATGAGCGAAGATGTAAAGATCTCGCGCTATCTGTATAGAATACCGGTTGAGTTGTTCCCTGGCGGTGCGTTCGCTAAGTATAGCGCTAACGGCGGTGCAGGTAATGGCTTGGGTGTTGGGCACACTGGTCGTCTAACCCACATGACTGCTGGGTACTTCTATTCTCGTCTTGCGTTCTCGATCACGCAGGAAACTATCGACACTACGGACTCTGGCGAACAGAGCGTGGTGAAGGCGTTCAATCACGAGATGGGTAGAGCGATTTCTACTGCTCAGATCATGGACGACATTGTATTCCACACGGATGGCACTGGTGTACTGACTAACGGTGCGTCGGCCTACGCTGCTGATACTCCGGTGGCTGGTAAGTCCACGTATACATTTGCTGGCGCTAGCGACACTCTAGGCGTTAATCGTCTACGTCCTGGCATGGCTGTTGTAGTCTATCAGACTGCCCTATCTGCCACACGAGACGACGATGTTCGTGTAATCGAGGCGATTGACTACGCTAATAAGAAGGTTGTTCTAAGCAGCAACGTAACTAATACGCCTGCCGCGACTGACAAGCTAGCGTTTCCTGGCCTGACAGCTTACGGTCCGTCCACACTAACATCGTTTAGTTCTGGCTGGCCTACTGCTACCGGCTCGCAAGTCGCTGCTGGTCTATCGGGCGATTCGTTCCGCCACGGTATGTACTACTTCAACAACACTACTGGTACGAACTACGTACTAGGTATCGAGCGTCAGGATGTTCCTGAGTTGATTCCTGCTACGGTATCTGCCGGTGGAGCTGGCATTAGTTTTAGTCACGGACTTGATCTGTGGTCTGAGCTACAGGCTAGACGCGATGGAGACGGCGTAGATAGCAAGACTGGTCTCGTAGGCATTGCTCACATGGACCAGCGTAAAGCGATCTTCAACCTGGGTACAGTGATTTCCAATAAGGACATTACTGGTACGACCTTCGGTAAGTCGCTCGATCTACTGCCCGACAACCACAAATATGTGGATCGGATTCCGTTTGCCGGTGTCGATTGTATTATCTCTAAGAGACAGTATAAAGATCGCATCGACTTTATTAATCCGTCCAAGTGGGGACGTGCGATGCTAACTAAGCTGGACTTCCTGACTCTACCTGGGTCGAGCACGAAGATCCATGCTCGCTACAGCACGGTAGACGGTTCGCCGGTTCCTGAGTACCTCTGGTACCTTGGTTCCTCGTTCGACTACTTCTGTGTCGATCCTGGTTCGCAAGCCTTCATCAGTGGCCTAGCGGTACCTGCTTAAGGAGATTGGGGGCTGGTCTAATAACTAGCCCCCTCTCAATACTATGCTGACAAATAGAGAAGATAGATTCGCTAATTATCGTGCTGCCCAACAAAATAGAACAGGCGGGCAAACAAATACATATGGCGTGATGCAAGGAAATACAGCTAATCAGGATAACAAAAGTGATTCTGGTAAACCTAAAGCATACGAGTCTTATATGCCTGCTAGATTTAAGATGAACAATTTCTATAATTCTGGGCAAAGTAACGCGATGTGGAATAGCCCCCGGAGTAATAACTTTCCTAGACCTACTAGATCTAGAACATCGGGACAGCCTGGCCAATCTAATTATGGTTTTGGGGGTGAGACTCAGAACCAATATGGAAGTCAGAAAGCTAATAGTAATAAAGGTATTCTTGCAGGTGCTCCGCAATCGGTGTTTAATACTCCACAACAAAACTATGCTCCCCAGGCATATAAATCTCCAAGACCTACAAGAAGTAGAATAGGAAATCCACCCCCACAATTTAGACCTGTAGGGGGCAACTTAAATACTAGTCTAATGCGTCAACCAGATAATACATTTCAAGGCGACATAAACGACTATCGGTAAGGTGTACATGTTTATTAAATTAATAGTTGCCAGTCTGCTTCTTATTACTCCTTCATTGGCAAAGGACATTGAGCTTAGTGTAGATCTTGTGTTGGTTGATGACAAATCCACTAAAGATATAGATGAAGCACAAGAAATTCTAGATGCTTTAGAGTACTGGAGACTCAACCAAATTAGCGGGCTTACCCAAGATGGCGAAAAGATTCTAGAATTTACTAATATCAACGATGTACTAGTAGAAGAACTTACACGGTATATCTCTGTAATCTTAACTGGACTATGCGATACTAAACTTGAGAAGTGTCCTGCAAATCTGAGAGATGATTACATTCTAGTCCAGGAGGCAAGTAAAGCTAGAAAAAGAAACACTAAAAACGCAATCAAACGTGCTAAAGTTAATAAGGCAGATAGAGGAAATAGATGACAGTTACGAAACTAAACGAGTTGCTGGAATCAGAACTTGGGAGTGCTCCTAAGTATCGCTGGCTTCGGTGCGACTCACACGAATTAAGGTGGCCACTAAAAGTACTAAACCGTGATGGTACTCCTGTCATGGATTTCTACTGTACGTGTGGAACTAATGTACGTGTCCATAAAACCGATTGCACATTTACGTACCCTAGGTTTAGGGTAGAAATGAAAAACATATTCGAGTCGGGAAGCGACTACGAACGGAATATGGCACGATACGGGTTCTACGCATTATCGGCTGCCCAGCCTACGCCTGACGACTGGGAGAATAGATTCGGCTCGTTAAATAGGCCCACGGTATTGTGGATGCCTGTGACTAGTACGGAACTACCTGCTCCTGGGTACTGTCTAGCAGAGAAGCCAGATCTAGAAACTACTAGAGCGGCAATCGGAATGATTAGAGAGTTCCGTGCAGTGGGTGCAGATGTTATGTCTGAACGCATGGCTGAAGCACAAGAGAAAAGAGAAGAAGAGGAAGTTACAAATAATACGGATATGCTCAATGATCTAATGACATTGCAGCTTAAGCCGGGTACCAGGAGTGGTGCTGTATCTCTTCCTGATCCTAAAGGTGGCCTACTATGAAAAAGAATAGACTAGATACTGTTTATATTTGCTCTGTATCTCCTATTGAATTGGGAGAGGAAATCGTGATGAAGTATCCTCTTGTAGATGAGGATTATAATGCCATCACAGACGAAAATGATCACGTAATCTACGGTAACTTAGCTACGTTCAAATTTAAACCTTCTAAGAAAGGCGAATACTTTGTCATGCCCATATACGATGGTGCTGCTTTAATTCGAGATCCTACGTCCTTTGAGACGGGACAGACCCTGCTTCTAGAGCGTCCACAATCTGCACGTAAGATTGCTCAAGCTCTTATTAATGATCTTACCGGACATGATATTGGAAGTCCTAGTGGCTATACAATTGGAATGGAGATTATCGAAGGGCCAGTACCTACTAAGGAAGAACTAGCCAAGCTCGAAGAACAGCGCGACGGATGGTGCCTATATCTTGTGAACCAGGCTGACCGTTATTACAACAATAACGAGACACGGTGGAAGATTACAGATACTCACAAAGCTGCTGCTGAGGCGCTTAATATCGGGCACTCCCCGGATCACCCATGGATTCGTTCGATCAAGCCTGGCGATAATAAGCAGTGTATTGCTTGCCAAGAATACATTCCTTCTAAGGCTCTCGTATGTCCTAAGTGCCAAACTAATCTAATGCGGTTCGCTGCTGAAGCTGGCCTAGAGCTTGACTATATTAAAGCGCAGGATACATTCCTATATGACCTTATGAATAAGAAGGTTCCGAAGGAAGTAGTAGCACAAGCTGAAGTGGTTAAGCCTAAGAAGAGTGGAGCGCCTGTAGGTAAAGTAGTGTAATGATTCCAACGCTAACCAATGTCTACGATAAGACTAGAGCAGTCCTCGGAGAGCATAATATCTCCGGTGGTGAGGCATTCACTGATACTGTTCTAGCTAATTACGTGGATACTGCGCTGCGAAAGCTCTATTCCGTGATGTCTATATATGACAATACCGGGATAGAGCGCACTACACACTTTGTACTAGAAGCTAATGTTGGCGTGTGGCTTCCTTCTATGTCGGGCGTGTCTGACTTCGGGGAACCACGCCACGTTAGACTAGCTTCTAAGGAAACAGCATCCTATAGTATTTCTAGCGTAGCTACGACTACATCACAGACAACACTAACTCTCAATACAGACGCAGACGATATCTTAGCCGGTGATACAGTTATTATCTACGGGGCTACTGGACTTAAGAACGGTAATATTAATGATGAATGGATTGTAACGTCTAAGCCTACTGCCGGATCTGTACGGATTGTTGGTCTAGTTGAGACAGGTACATATGACGGGTCATCAGGTACACTAGTTAAACCTGGATCATGGTCACAATCCCTTACTAGGGTAGAAGATATCGGTAGACATACTAATAATACTAGTGTCTATGAATGGTACAAGGATTCTATTCGTATTCCACCTGCTTCTGAAGAGCGAATCTTACAGGTAGAATACACGTCAAGCGGCGCTGTACCTGCTGCTGGAGGAGACTCTGTAGGTATTGACGGCTCACTGGACTTCCTAGCCTATTACACAGCCTACCTAGCCAGCTCAGCGCTTGGGGCTGATCGTGCGGCTTCGACGCTTCTAATGCAAGCCGTTGGAGCAGACATGATGGAAGACGGTAGGGGCGGATTCTTAGGGGATCTTATCTCCCAAGGTATTGATACCCTCCAGCAACGAGAAGATACTTGGCCGCGTTTTAGAAGACGCAGAGGGAAAGATATACTATACTACTAGTGGAGATCGAATTGGGAATCTTTAAACCATTTAAGTATATTGGCCGTAAACTAAAGAAAGCTCCTTGGCGTAAGATTGCCAGGGTAAGCGTTGAAGCTGCTACTGGTATTGACATTCCCGATAAGAAACCAAAATCTCCTGGACGTATTGAAAGAATATTAATTGCAATCCGGTCTGCTATTGATATCCCTATTCAATGGTTAAAAGCAAAGAGGGAAGTATGAGCGATCTACAAGAAACTAGTCAACCAACTGAAGAAACAATTAGTCTGCGTTGGCTTGTCCGGCTACTTGCTTGGGCGCTTGCTGGTTCGATGGTACTCGTGTTCGCCGCAGAAGCTATACAAGCATACGCAATCACAGACATGGCCGTAACTTTACGAATAGCTGAAAACACCGCCAACACCTTACTAGTTGCTCTAGTGACTTTATCAGGGGCAGATAAGCTAGTTGGTAAGCCAAGGCCATTTGGGGGAAACGCATCATGATTTCAATTCCACTCGTTACAGCTATCGGTGGGTTACTCAGCGAAGTCATCCCCCAAGGCGGTAAACGCCGTAAGTATGCTGCTGAACTTCTTCGCGCTGTACAAGATGAAATGGACGAATTAAGTTTAGATCTTCAAACTGCTGCTGAAGCCGGGGAGTCTGTAGGTCCTATGGCTTGTAGAATGCTAGGACGTAGCATAGAATCCAAGGCGTCAATGCTCGGTGCAATTGCTGACGTACTTAAAAGAGATGAAGATGTATAAGTCTACTAATGAGTAAGGGTGCGCTATTCGTATATGGGTCGAATAGCCGTACTTAATATATTGTACCCTGTTAGAAACAAGGAGTTAAATTTATGGGCTATCCCCACATGTACTACAACGGCGAGAATCTAAAGCCGTACCCGACATCTAATGTTGCCGTTAAAAACGTAACACTAGCAGAACTAAACGCAGGCGCTACTATTGTCCCTGAACGCACTGGCTTTTCGTATGCTGTCACAGGTTTTACTGTAGTCGCTAAGGGCGGAGCTGCTACTGCTGCCACTGCTGTAACACTATCTACGACGGATGACACGCCTTCCGTACTCGCTACTATTCCGGTTGCACTGCTTGAAGAAGATCAGGCTGCTACTCAAAGCTCCGATAACGGAACTGCTGATGTAACAATTGGTGCTAACTTTGCTAAGGAACTAACTGTAGGTAAGGGCGTTACAATCGAAAAGACTGGTTCTGCTATGACTACGGCTACTAGCTTTGATGTTGTCGTTGAATACGTTATCATCGACAATCCTAGCATGAGCAAGCCTGACATCACGTAAGAGCTTGACAAGTAACCAAGTACCTATGATATAGTAGGTACTTACAGCGGGTTAGGGAAGCCTGGCCATCCCGACTGTCTCATACACAGTAGATCGTGGGTTCAAATCCCACACCCGCAACCAATACGTATAGTGATCGGACTATAAAACCCTGAACTATACATTATAAAGGAAGCTCCCGTCCTCGTAAGAGACTAACGGGAGTTTCTTATTATTCTTTTAGATCGTAAAGTTTTATCGCCAGAGTTCTTGAGCGCAGGAAAGCTCCGTAATCGAAGTAACCTGTCTCTGGCTTGCACTGACTAATGTGGGTCCAATCATCTGGACATCCGTACTTATGAGATACAAAAGTATCTAGTACTCGTAGGTATTTATTTAGAGTGCGTTCGGAGTACCCCATAGGCGCAGGCGTACTAATACTAAAGAGTAATGTGAGTATCAGTAATTTGGCTAATCTACGCACTATTAGTATGGAGCCCCTACCAGGAATCGAACCCGGATCTATACGTTACAAGGGTATGGCTCTACCATTGAGCTATAAGGGCATGGTAGGGACGACAGGACTCGAACCTGCAATCACCGGCATGAAAAACCAGCGCATTAACCAATTATGCTACATCCCCGCTAGACTTTTTATAATCTCTAAACACACCTCCTGGTTCTGACTTTAAAGGCAGTCTAACTGTTTTCGGACCCTTAAGGTTAGCATCATCAATTTCTCGTGGATGCGGACGTTCTAAGAATACAGTCTTATACCACTGCAATTCTACATGGCATATAGTAGATTCTTTTGAAGCCTGCATTACAATTCCGTTTAAACGCCCTTCTACTACCATATCTAATTCTTTCGCTGTTTCTACTAGTTTAGTGGCTGCTTCGTGTGGCGTAGTTCCATACTCTAATTCAATCCGTAACATACTTTCCTCCTAAGTTCGGTGGAGCTGGAAGGAATCGAACCTTCGACATTCTGCCGACAACAGATACTCTACCACTGAGTTACAGCCCCGAACACAGACAGCATACCACAAATGACTGCCAAGAAGAAAGCCCCGATCCAATTAAGGACCTGGGGCTCTCTGGGGGGGGGGGCTGTCCGATT